TATAAACACTTTCCTTAATGAAACACTAGGAACGGACGAAGATTATGTAATCGCAATGGATACCGATTCGATTTATGTGTCCTTTGACAAAATGGTACAGAAGTTATTTCCCGAAGATACACCCAAGTCTAAGATTGTCGATTTCTTAAACAGTGCAGGACAAGATAAGATTCTTGACGTATTGACTAAAGGATATGACGACCTCGCAGATTATACTAACGCATTCCAACAGAAAATGGTAATGGGTAGAGAGATTATTGCAGATAGAGGTATTTGGACTGCAAAGAAAAGATACATTCTAAACGTATTGGACAACGAAGGTGTAAGACTCGCAGAACCTAAACTAAAAATGATGGGTATCGAGACTGCAAAATCCAGTACACCACAATGGGTTAGAGGTAAACTAACTGAAGTGTTAAAGGTTGTTATGAATGGAACCGAAGAAGAGGTATGGGACTTCGTAGAGACTGCACGAAAGGAATTTAGAAACCTTCCAGTAGAAGAGATTGCATCACCAAGAGGTTGCAATAACCTCGCACAATATTCAGATGCAACAAGTATTTATGGTAAGGGTACACCCATACACGTTAGGGGTGCATTACTGTATAACCACTTACTTAAGAAGAAGAACGTCCACAAACGATACGAGAACGTAAAGAATAGTGACAAGATACACTTCACATATCTTACAGTTCCAAATCCAATCAACGAAAACGTGATATCGTTTATCAATGTCCTTCCAAGAGAATTTGAATTACATGGATATGTTGATTATGACTTACAATTTGATAAGTCATTTATAGAACCACTCAAAAATATTATTACTTTAATTGGCTGGAATGTAGAACCAGTTGCAAGTTTAGATTCATTTTTCGGATAAATAGTTATATGACAATAGAACAAGCCCTCGTACTCATTGTCTTTTCATTAACGGTATGGGCATTATGGTAAATGGCATATAGTAAAGAAGTAGTACAACGATTTGAATCAGTACTCAATGACCCGAAAAAACACTCAGTTGGTTCTCTCGACAGAGATAATCCTCATGTTGCAACAGGACTCGCAGGCGCTCCAGCTTGTGGTGATGTAATGCAACTACAATTATTATTAAATGACGATGAAAAAATCATTGACGTAAAGTTTAAGACTTATGGTTGTGGAAGTGCAATCGCAAGTTCATCAATGTTCGTAGATATGATGATGGGTAAGACAATAGACGAAGCAAAACTTATCAAAGATAAGGATATTGCAGATGCACTAGACTTACCACCAATCAAATTACACTGTAGTGTATTAGCTGAAGATGCAATTCAGAAAGCGATGATTGATTATGAAGAAAAAAGTTCTCATAGAAAGCATAACCAGTATAAATAATTTCATGGGTAAGAAAAAGAAAGTTTTTAAACAAGCAGAATTTCACGTTTCAATAAGTAAAATCGTAGACGGCGACACAGTTGACGTTGATATTGATTTAGGCTTCTCCACAGTTCTTAAAAAACAGAGAGTTCGCCTAATGGGAATCGACACTCCTGAGTCTAGAACTAGAGACAAGGTCGAGAAACTATTTGGTAAAGCTTCCAAAGAACATTTAAAATACCTTCTTTCAGAGGGTGATATAACACTTGTATCTCACGACAAAGGAAAATTCGGCAGGATACTTGGTGAATTATTTGTATCTCCTGAGTCAGACGAAGATTGGATGGACGAATCAGAAGGACACCAAACATTCGAAGCACAAAATAGAGTATCAGTTAACCAACAAATGATTAACGACTCACACGCAGTAGAATACACTGGTGAAAACAAAGATACAACTACTGCAAGACATTTAGAACATAGACAAATTTTATTAGAGAGGGGAACTGTTACTCAAGAACAGATTGATAAAGTGTCATGATTATAACACCTATGGACTGTTTCTATATCTTTATGATTGGACTAATAGTCTCAGGGTTAGTAATCATAGAAATGCAGATACATTCCCTTAAATCTCTTGTTAATGACTACATAGACGTGAGATTGCATAAAGATGAATCCCTTAAAGATTTATCTTCTAAAAACAACAAAAAACACCTTACAAGATAACCTCAATTAGTGTATAATAGAGTATACATTATGAGAGGTGTAAATTATGACAAGCATATTAAAAGACCTTATTAAGGCCTCAGGAAACGAATACGCAAATTTAGTTTCCGAAGGAGTAGCTGCTGGAGATGTGGACGAGTTTATTGATACTGGTTCCCACATATTCAACGCACTTCTAAGTGGTTCACTATACGGTGGACTACCTTCAAATAAAATTACTGCAATCGCAGGAGAATCAGCAACTGGTAAAACCTATTTCGCATTAGGAATGGTTAAACAGTTTTTGGAAGACCATAACGATTCTGCAGTATTCTACTTTGAATCTGAATCTGCATTATCGAAGGATATGATTGAATCAAGAGGAATTGATTCCTCAAGGGTTGTAATTGTACCAGTCGTTACTGTTCAACAATTCAGAAATCAAGCAATATCCATACTGGATAAATTCGCTGAAACTCCAAAATCCAAACGTCCTAAAATGATGTTTGTCTTGGATTCACTTGGTATGTTATCAACTACTAAAGAAATCGAAGACACTGCAGAAGGTAAAGAGACTAAAGATATGACAAGAGCTCAAATCACCAAAGGTGCATTTAGAGTCTTGACATTGAAATTGGGTAGAGTTGGGATTCCAATGATTGTGACAAATCACACATATGATGTGATTGGTTCTATGTTCCCTCAGAAAGAAATGGGTGGTGGTAGTGGACTCAAGTACGCTGCTTCCTCTATTATATTCTTATCTAAGAAGAAAGAAAAAGAGGGTACAGAGATAATTGGTAATATCATTCACTGTAAAAACGCCAAGTCAAGAATGACAGTCGAAAACAGAATGGTAGATGTCAGATTATCTTATGATAAAGGGTTGGATAGATATTACGGGTTACTCGATATGGCATTAGCATTTAATGTCTTTACAAAAGAGGGAACTCGTGTTAAACTACCTACTGGTAAAACAGAATTCGGTAAAACGATTAATAATAACCCCGAAAAGTTCTTTACACCCGATGTAATGGAACAACTAGAGACACACGCACAAGGATATTTTAAGTATGGAACAAGCGAGAATAGAACAGACGATACTGAAGAATCTGATTCAGAGTGAGTCGTTCGCACGGAAAGTGCTTCCTTTTTTAAAGGCAGAGTACTTCACTGAGACCGATGAAAAGACTGTATTTGAAGAAGTAATTAATTACTTTGAAAAATACACCAAGACTCCTACAATAGAGGCACTTCTCATAAATTTAGAGAACAATACTAATCTACAAGATGGTGTTGTAAAATCCTCTAAAACTATTGTAAAGGAAGTTGGTTCTCATCAAGACGAAACCCCACAAGATTGGTTAATAGACGAGGCAGAAAAATGGTGCAAAGATAGGGCTATCTACATCGCTGTCATGGACTCTATAGAGGTGCTTGATGAGAAGTCTCAACGGTCACGAGGTGATATACCTGAACTTTTAAAGGATGCACTTTCCGTGTCTTTCGATACGCATATTGGTCATGACCAATTAGAAGATGCAGAAGACAGGTGGGAATTTTATCATACGGAAGAGGAGAAAATCCCATTTGATTTGGAGTATTTCAATAAAGTTACTAAGGGTGGATTACCCAATATGACTTTAAACATTTGTCTCGCAGGAACTGGTGTTGGTAAATCATTATTCATGTGTCATATGGCTTCAAGTCATTTAATGATGAACAAGAATGTTCTTTACATTACACTTGAAATGAGTGAAGAAAAGATTGCAGAGAGAATCGATGCAAACACCATGAATGTTCCTATCCAAGATTTAAGTGATATCACCAAGAATATGTTTGGTAAAAAAGTTGATAAACTTAAAAACAAAACAAAAGGTAAATTGATTGTCAAAGAGTATCCTACTGCATCTGCTCATGTGGGTCACTTCAGACATCTATTACAAGAGTTGAATATCAAGAAAGATTTCAAACCTGATATTATCTTTATTGATTACCTAAACATATGTGCAAGTCATAGAATCAAGCCAGGTGCTGGTGCAAACTCATACACACTTGTTAAGTCAATTGCAGAAGAGTTAAGAGGACTTGCAGTAGAGTTTGACTTACCAATTATGAGTGCGACTCAGACTACACGAAGTGGATATGGTTCAACAGATATTGAACTTACAGATACTTCAGAGTCATTTGGACTTCCTGCAACTGCAGATTTTATGTTTGCATTGATTACATCTGAAGAATTGGACGAATTAGACCAAATGGTAGTCAAACAGTTAAAGAATAGATACAATGACCCAACAGTTTTTAAGAGATTTGTTATCGGTGTAGACCGTGCAAGAATGAAATTGTATGATTGTGAACAAGAAGCACAAGAAGAGTTGGTTGATTCTGCAATAGAACAGGACGATTCAATACCAGTTTTCGATAGAGGGAAGTCAGAAAAATACGGAGATTTCAAAGTATAGACCTAAATAGTAATATGAAGAAGAATTTGAAATCGAATGAAGTACTTGATGAATTAACAAGAAAAGTTGAGTTAAAAATTGCATTAAGAGATGCAAAAAAAGAACACAACGAAGAAGATGTTAAGACTTTATCCAAAAAAATTGATAAAATAGACACTAAATTGTCCTCGACACCTTTGCAAAAAATATAAATAAACATATTAACGCACTTAATTAGGAAACTACTATGGCAGCTACATCAGGAAATACCCACATTACAGACGGAATAGTATTCACACAAGCAGAGTGTGATTCATATCTTGCAGAGACAAACGCATTGGAAGTAGAATGGGAATGGATGACTGGGGTCACTAAGACTTATACGTTACACACCTATGATTATGATGGGTCAGATTTTTCTAATCCTGTAGATGGTGATGACTACACAGGTGCAGGTGCTGATGGTTTTTATCCTGCGTGGAGAACGGCTAACCCCGATGTGACAGCTGTGGTACAAAATAATTTTGACACCTACCCATATGACCAATGGAATTACTATACCAATCAGAACTCACAATACAATACAGATGCAGCTCAAATTAAAACAGATTTAGATGTAATGAAAGCAACTCATGTGGAAATGCTTGCAACAGTAGATTAATTCTAAAAACTTTATCGTTTTTAAAGGGTCGTATAGACCCTTTTTTTGGCATTAGTGCTTGCAAATGTATAAATAGTATGGTATTCTTACAATATAATTAATTGCAACAGACTAAACTTATGGCTGGAAAGAACTTACATTTAGAACACCTCGAAGACGAAATCATTAACTATGGCATCGCAGGTGGTCGTGCATCAATCAATTTCTTAAGAGAGTTAAGAGATATGATGAAAGGTAATGCATCAGGTCGTGTCAACATGACTGTTAAGTGGGACGGTGCTCCTGCAATTTGGTGTGGCCCTCACCCCGAAACAGGAAAATTCTTTATCGCAAAGAAATCACTATTCAATAAAGGTGGTGCATTGTACTATTCTAGTATAAAAGAAATCAATGACACTTCCGACTTAAACGGTACACTCAAAACAAAATTCACTGAAGCATTCAACGCCTTTTCAGGTGTCGGAATGAAAGAAATCCTGCAAGGAGACTTAATGTTTACTTCGGGAGATAAAAGTAATACTAAAATGGACGGAAAGGAGTACATTACATTCCAACCAAACACAATTATGTACGCAGTTCAGAAAGACTCGAAGTTAGGAAAAGAAATAGGAAGTGCGACACTAGGTGTAGTTTGGCACACAACTTACAAGGGTTCAACAATCGAAGGTTTGTCTGCATCATTCGGTGCAAAACTTCCACCTTCATCGTCTAAGGTTTGGCAAGACGATGCAACCTACAAAGACACTACTGGTTATGGAAACATGACTGCACAAGAAACACTTAAACTTACACAAGCACTTACTAATACAGGTAAAGCATTTCATGGTATCACTGGGAAAGACCTCAAAAAGTTCAATGACGTACAGGGAGTTCTTAATTCAAAAGGAGCTGCAGGTGCATCGTACAAAACATACACTAACACCCTTATCCGTAATAATAAATGGAATCCCAATGGAAAAGACTACCTTACACACGTTGAGAACTACTGGAAGGATAAAATAGTCGCAAAAGTTAAAACACAAAAGACTAAAGATATCAAGATACAGATTGGTAAAGATATCATGAGAGACTTAAGAACAATTTCAAAAATGGTAGACAACCTTGCAAAATTTCAAGGACATTTGATAGATTCAAAATCATTGATTGTGACTGCTCTAAATAGAGTAAAGAGTATAGGAACTTTTGTAAAGACTGATAAAGGATTCAAGGTTGTAAACCCCGAAGGTTATGTTG